TAATGATACACTTTAGAGGTAACTAACATTTAGTGGTGTTAATCTTCTTCTATTATGTTATTATTAATATGAAAATTAGTTGCTTCTCTATCATCTAATGGTTTCTTAAATTTAGAATTAGCATACTCTTTAATGTCTCTTACAACATCATCAAAATGCTCTTCCCAATATTGCTCTGCTTCATCAAGAAATTCTAAATCTGGTTGACTTTCAACATATCTGAGCATATCATCAAATACATATTGAACTAAATCCTTAGTTGACATATTATCAACTACTCTATCAACATAATGATACTTTAGTTCTTCTAATTCATTCTTTGTTAGTTTAGTCATAATTATGCTCCCTGATAAACTGAGTAATTTGGTGCAAATTGTATTTTTTCAAATACTGATTCCTGTAATGGTGATAACTCAAAGTCCATATCTCTGAGTATGTCATATAATTTGATAAACTCATACTGTTCATCAAATGTTAATTCTAGGTCAATCATAATACTTGTTCATTCATTAATAGCGCAATTTAAAGGTAACTAATATTTAATCATTAAAGTATCAATCTTTTTTCTTACTAAATTACACCATTCAATATCATCTTCATCAAGAAGTTCATTATGTTCAAGATAATACTTTAATGAAAAATCTAAAGTTGTTAGTTCATAATTATCAAATTGTTTCATAATAAATCACCTTTAATAGATTTAAGTTGTTCTTTAGTAATACTCTCAGCACTTTGTTCTAAAGGAACTCTAAAAGTAATTTCAAATGTATCAGTATAATCAAGATAGTTTGCTATCTCAACTGGACATTCATTTAACCATTCTTGAAACTGCTCATACCTAGATTTTGGTCTAGGGTGTAGTTCATTATACTGTTCCTGTTGATAAGTTTTCATGATAATCTCCTATCTAAAGTTAAGTGATTTGATTTCATTATCTACTCTATCTTGATAGAATAAACTATCTAAAATCTTTTCAGATAATACTTTCTCTTGGTCAGTCATAAAAGTTTTATAGGACTTTAATGCTTCAAAGACTAATTGATATTCTTTTCTAGTCATTTTTCTTGTCCTCCTTTTTTGCTTTAGATGTTGTAGCAGTAGCAATTCTACCATCTGCTTTCCACTGTTGAATAAATTCTCTTCTCTGAGAAGATAACTTATCATACTTCTTTTGTTGCTCTAATGAGAAAACAAAATTGTTGTTTCTCCAATTCTGTCTGAGTGATTGAAGTTGTTTAGTAATTTCTGTTGATGACATATTTTGTGTGAGTTCTACACCAATAAGTCAATTTAGAGGTTACTAACATTTAGTGAGAATATTTACTTCCTTACTTTACTAATTGCTGCTTCACCTTTATTGAATACAGTATCAACAACACCTGATAATCTTTTAGATGTAGATATACCAACCTTATCCCAAGTAGGAACTACAATTAATCCATACTTCTTATCATTATCACCAGTTCTAATAACTCTACCTATTGTTTGAGATAGACCTATAACATCCATATTTCTAAGAAACAATGCTGCTTCTAATCCCTTGACATTGATACCTTCAGATAGAATACTATGATGTAATACTACAAATCTTTTAGTTGAATCTTTTCCCCATGTGTTGAGAGTATCAAAGAAAGTATCTCTATCAACTTTCTTACCATTGATAACTGCACCAGTTCTAGCAGTAATGTACATATAAGAATAATCTCTACACTCTAACTGATATGTAAAATTAGTATTCTCAATTAGATGTATAATCTGTTTAGTTGATCTAGCACATATCAATATTTTCTTTACATATATGTCATCAATAGTTTCAATAATATGCTCACATTCATTAACATCTTCTTCTGCAACATTGATGTTCTTAACTATCATTTTAGGTGGTAATATATAACCATTCTTTACTAACTTAGGTGCAGGTACATTCATAATAACTTTACCATAAACATAGTAATCATTCATTCCTGGTTTACTAATAGTGAGAGAATGTTTAGGTGTAGCAGTAAAGAAATAACACCTTTTTGCTTCTGCTGAATAATACTCAACAGATGGAAAAAAGTTTTTTGCTGTACTATTATGTGCTTCATCAAAGTATATTGTATCAACATTAATATCTGCTTCCTGTATTCTATGTAATGAATGATATGTAGTAAAGATAATTGTATGAAAGTGTAATGGATATATGCAGAATGTTTTTATCTTCTCTGGTTTTGTTGTGCTAGTGTGATGTGTCTCTCCTGAGTGAACATGAAGTACATTAACATTATTAATCTGCTCTAAAAACTCTTCACATAATTGTTGTGCTAATAATATTCTAGGTGCAACAACAACAAAGTTTCTTCTATAATCTGCCTGTTTGATTTCTCTCTTGAGATCCTCAATCATACACATAGTTTTACCACCACCAGTAGGCACAATAACTTGACCTTTACTATGTTGTGCCATTCTCTTGACAGTGGTTTCCTGATGTGATCTTAATGTGACTGTATTCATTCTATAATAATCTATACTTGTGAATCAATTTAGAGGTAACTAACGTTGAAACCTACCATTATTAAAATTAGCATAAGCAAATTCTGGTCTATCAATTAACTTAATCATACCATACTTTGTAGTCATAACAAACCCTTCTCCCTTTATTTGTATTCCTTCAACATAACATTTAGGTGAATCATATACAATAAATGTATCAATTAACTCTTCCTTAATCTCTATCAATAGTTGATATAAATTAGCAAGATGATTACAACCTAATATCTCAAATAGATTATAGTCAGATAATTCTACACCATCTTTGATAAGTTTATTAATTGCTGTCTTTGCTTCTTTTGCTTCCTTTGCAGTTAAGAATTTAACATTATCTGTGTTTATCTTTGGTGGTTCAGCACCATCAAAAACTCTATCTACAGTTGGTTGAATCCACTTTACATCTTTAGTATCAATTAGATGAGTAACTAAAGGTTTAGCAACACACTCTAATAATGTTGAGTCAGTAGTATATTTTGTATGGGGTGCTAATATAATCTTCTCTGTAACTATCTCAGGAAAATGATACTCTAATGTATTAGGTCTGTATATATTACTACCACCTACACCAATAAAATCTGCCTGTATAATACCATCTATCTTAGGTAGATATAATAAACAATTAACTAATACTCTGATTAAACTATCATGTGTTTGTCTATCATACTTCTTGAATACATCTTCTACTGAATAACATATCATATCTTTCTTCTTATTGAATACACTTTTAGTGCCAACAAAAAACTTACCATTCTCAGGGTGAGTCCCAAATACAACTGCTGGTGCACCATCTATCTTGAGTGATAAATGTGCAGTCTCATAAAGTGCATCAAATACTTTTACATTACCCTCTAATATCATATCCTCTGGGTGTTCAAGATGTAAGTTCTTCATAATTTAATCAATCTCACTACTATGTCAATTTAGAGGTAACTAACATTTATTGGCACTCTTTCCTGTATTAAGTTATTATAATTTTCAGATAATTCACACCCTATGTAATACCTATCTAACATTTTTGATACCATTGCAGTTGTTCCTGATCCCATAAAAGGATCAAGAATTATATCCCCAACTTCACTACCTGCCTTGATACAAGGTTCAATTAACTCAGGTGGAAATACTGCAAAATGTGCACCTTTAAATGGTTTAGTTGTTACTGACCATACTGACCTTTTATTCTTCTTTGGATATGATTTAGTTAAACCTGAGTGTGGTTGTAACCCTGTTCCTTGATTATGATACTTACCATTAGTTCTATTCCTTGTTCCCCAATCTTTTGCAGGTTCTTTGATTGCTTCATTATCATAATAATAATTTTTACTTTTACTTAATAGGAAAAGATATTCATGTGATTTAGTACATCTATCTTTTACACTTTCTGGCATTGGATTAGGTTTATGCCATATAATATCTTGTCTTAGATACCAACCATCTGCTCTTAATGCAAATGCTAACATCCAAGGAATACCAATCAAATCTTTCTGTTTTAATCCCTTTAATTTATTACCTCTTACTGGTGTTTTAGTAGGTAAATCTTGTCTAGTTTTACTTACTGTTTGTTTAGGATAATTTCCATCACTTCTATAATTATAGTAACTATCTCCTATGTTTAACCATAATGTACCATCATCAGTAAGATTATCTCTCACCAATCTGAATACTTTAACCATTTC